ATACCGCCTTTTCTACGCCAACGAGTGGTATATTTAATAATGTTTCCCTCAAGGTACCCCAAACCATTAGCCACGATATAGTCCCAAGGCTGAATAGAATTATCAGCATAATGAGAACCGGCAACTTGATATTCATTTGCTTTTATCTTGTGATCCATGTCCACAATCCTGTTCCAAAGACTCCAAAGACTGCGATAAAAAGCAGCATCCAGACAAACACCTCTCGGACGAAAGATTTAGTTCTATCCCAATCCGTTTCGCATCTCCAAATAGGCGTTGCATAATCTGCATCTCTAAATGCTTCGGATACAGATCTAGTGGTTTGTGTATATCTGTGATATCGGTTTGTAAATTGTTCATAACTCATTATTTCTCCTCTAAATAACGTTTATATTGATCGCAAAACTTAGATACCGGACAGAAGCTTGAGCAACGGGTGCGATCCCCTTCTCGAACTTCAAGAATAAATCCTTTGCCGGCTTTAAGTAATGCCTCCTCTGCTGCCTCAAGATCATTATGCACCGATTTTGCTCTAACTGCATCAACTTTTTTTACTGCATAAGTTGTCGGCTTTTCCCACATTTCGGCAGGAGTGCATAGCGGTAATTCCTCCCCCGCATCCATCGCAAACAGTCCTTCTGAATGCAAGTGAATGCGGTCTTTAATAAACTGCTCCCTTTGCTCCATAGGCCATAAAGTAACAGGGATTACTTCAACCGGACATTGGGGATAACCCTGACGAGTTTTTGCGTCTCTGCGGTTCCAATCGCGGATGATGGCAATAATAGCTAACTTGTTTACTGGGGTTTTCTTTACAGTTTCTACCAGCCATGCATAAATATTTAGCTGTTGTTCCCACTCAGCCTTCTCATTCATTACCGACCATACGCCTACATTCTTATAGTCGTTAATTTCTACGCCATCATCATGAATAATTTGTAAGTCAATAGCGCCAGAAATATGCCAACCATCAAGATCCGCATGAAGTCTTTGCTCCACAATATGGTTAGCATCCTTGCCATGTTCCAATACTCCGTGAATCGCAGTTCCAATAATTGACCAAACCATATCTGATACATCAGTTTCAATCTGGTCGTCATACTTCTTTTTAAGTTGCACAATGCGTGGGCTATTGAGTAGTTCAGTGGCCGATACATGAGCCTTGCCCTTTGTGTATGCCGGACGTTCGGCTACATTCATAAAGGTTTGGGGAAGATTAAATTTATTAGTTAATTTCATGTATGTTCTTGTTTAATTGATCTTGCGTCATTACATAACCTTTGCCATGACCCAAATCATCAATGTTCTCATCCTTAAATAATTCTTCTTTAGTTGTCCATCCCGCAATTTTTGCGCCTTTGTCATTCAGAATTGCTAAAACATACATATCGCAAGGATGATCCTCTTTTTTTAAAGTGGCCAATAGTTTACCGGATTGATATCTTGTGGACTTAACATCTATTGTGCGTTTAAAGTAATTGACCAAATCTGATCCACCTTTTCTAATGCTGACAGTCAAATCTGGGCATAGATTAAGCGCCTTAGCTACGCAATACTCTGCAATAACTCCATCTATATCTATTTCAAAAGGATCCTGCTTTCCCATTTGTTTGTCTTGCACATTTCCAGAAGCCGTACATCTACGCATTACGCCAAGTAATCTGCAGATTTCCAGCTCCGGCATAGACAACTCAATCAGCATTACGTTTATTCATTTCGAGCCAGTCGGCTGAGATTGTTGCGGTATGCGCCAAAGCTCGCAAAGCCTGAATTGTTTGCTCCTGATTGCCTTTTAGTAATAACTCATAAGACTCACGCAAAGCCTTGTCCATAGCTAGATAACTTTCGCTGTAATCAATCATACATTCTCCTATTTAGTTGCCATTAAATATAAACCTACGTTAGCGGCAGCGTAACTAACATAGGTGATACATAAAGCTAGGTTGCCTTTGTAACCCTGTTCACAGCCAATATAAAGATAAATAAGGCCAGTAACAATAATTAACCAAGCGCTCATCTGTTTTGTGCCTTTAACATTTTTTCAATTGATTCAATTTTGTTTTTAATTTTTGTAAAAAAACTTTGTTCAATATTCATTCTATAAACTTGTTCTATTGAGTTGGCATACAAAATGTATAGCAAATCTAATTGTGTTTGCAAATTATTATTGTTTAAATTTTGAATTATTAAATTATCCCTATTGGGAAGGGCAAACTGCTCTACTAAATTAGTGGCTTCGTCGCCAATTAACTGACTAATTTCCTCTTTAAGAATTTTTTTATGAAACTTAAAATATTCTGTTCCCAAAATAGCATGAAACATTCCTGCCAAACACACTCTTTCTGGCTGTTTCAAAGACTTTAAAATATAAAATGTATTTGATAAATGTTCATAAAAAGTTGTGCCACTATGCGGTGTATCGCCTGTTTTTTGTTCAATGTAATCTAAACAAGTTTGTTCTTTTTGTGTCAAATCACATTTTTTTTGATAAATAAAGTCTTGAATTGTTATTGAATTTGACCAATTGGGAGATTCTTTTATCGTAAATTTAATGACAAATACAAATCTGTAATATTTTGCATTGGGCGCTGGTTGAGATGATTTGTGTGGAATTGTCCCATCAAATATTACAAACCTACCGGGAATAAATGCGCTTGAATACAAAATATCCTGCATTGAATCATCTGAAAAATGAGTTTCTCCTTCCCAAGTCGGATCCCATTCAATATTAATATAATAAAGACCTGATGGACATTTTGAAACTGGTGTATCAACATGGTATTGATACACATCACTAGCGCTGCATAGGTTAATATAACAATGATGTATTTTTAAATCATTTTGTTTAATGTAATTAACAATTTCATCGTTTTCAAAAAATCCAAATGACAAAATGTCTTTTAATGAAAATTCGCATTTTAATGTTTTATGTAAAGATAGCCTTTCGGGAACATCGGCTGCAACTCTTTCAACAACATAATAAGATTTAATGGCAAAGCTATATAAATCAAATCTTTTATTAGCGCTAAATACATCATCGTAAATTTCAATAAATTTACCATTGATGTCAATTTTTCTTTTTAATTTCATTTATCTTGCGCTTTTTAGCAACGTCCATCAGGATCGTTACCATCTAAATCCCATTCATCCATAATTTCTTGGCGACGCTGTTTCATTTCCTTGGTGGCGTATTTGTCTAACTGTTCGTAGCTGATGTAACGATCCCATAAACGCTCACACTTCATGCGAACCATATTTGCAAGACCTAATAAAGTATTGCTTAATTCATCTTCGGTCATTGTGTTATTTGCATGATGCTCATAAAGAACTGTTAAATCTTCGTGAATGTTATACATCCCCTGAATAGCATCTTCCAGCTCAATTCTTTTCTTTAAATCTTTTTTCTTTCCCATCTGTTTCTCCTGTTCGATTGCCTCTTTAAGCATGGCTACTACACCATATTGGATAAGGACTATTTGACCTTCATCATCGTAATCAACTATTGCATCCGCAGAACCATCTTCATTCTCCCGCGTTATCCTCAGCTTGATCTCCATCTTCTTCCTCCATAAACTTTCTTAAATACTCACGCAATTCTTTGGCATCTTCTTTGGTATCAAATATCTTTTGGTATGTTCCGCGAGACGGAATTCTTACAGCCTCAGTAAAGTAATAGTTATACGCAACATAGGTTCCAAAAGGCCTGCAAGCCCATTCATTCTCTTTGCATATTTGCGTATGTACGCAGTTGTCGCATGGACAAACGCCCTCCACTCTTGGTCTTGGCCCTTCTGCCGCTATTCTGTCTTCCGTAGTAAACGTAGTCATAGATCCCCTATATAATTCTTTGATACTAATCCCGCAAAAGAAAGTTGAATATAGGTGATTACCCTAACATTTCCATACCCTCCCAGCGTCAACGCATACTGGCTTCAAGCCGGTAAACGCCGGTATATTTCTAAACGAGGAGTAGATTTTAAAAGAGCTGTCCATGAAATATGTGACAAATTGCCAAGTTTTGGTGATAAACCCATAGAAATATTTATTGTGTTGTATCCGCGCGACAAACGCCTTTTGGATATTGATAACTGTTGTAAGGCTATTCTTGATTCCATGAATGGCCTGATGTATGACGACGATCAGCAGGTATGGAAACTAACAGTAGAACGGGGCGAGAAGATTAAAGGCGGTGGATGCCAAGTAACCATCAAAGAATATAAGGGTAAACCCTAGTATTTAGTGTTTATTTGTATGTGATACACTACCTATGTATCTCGTGAGGATACT